TGGCGATGCCTTTACTGATGTGGTTGTGCGTATCAATACTCACTTCCATCGTTCAGGTAATACCGGCATTGCCGGTACGGCTGCGTCGTAAGGAGGGCTGAGATATGGCTATTTCTCGCGCACAGCTTCTAAAGGAACTGCTGCCCGGTTTGAACAAGCTGTTTGGCTTGGAATATAACCGTTATGGTGAACAGCATAAGGAAATCTACGAGGTGGAAACCTCGGAACGAGCCTTTGAAGAAGAAGTGAAACTTTCTGGCTTCGGGGCCGCGCCCGTGAAGAACGAAGGTATGCCGATTGCGTATGATAACGCGCAAGAAGCGTTCATTGCCCGCTTCAACCATGAAACGATTGCCCTTGGTTTCTCCCTTACGGAAGAAGCCTTTGAGGACAATCTGTATGAAAGCCTCTCAATCCGCTACACGAAAGCCCTGGCTCGCGCTATGGCTTACACGAAGCAGATTAAGGCCGCTGCCCTGCTTAATAACGGCTTCACCACCTACCAGTCCGGTGATGGTGTAACCCTGTTTAACACGGCTCACCCGCTTGTGGGCGGTGGTGTCAACAGCAACCGTCCTGCGACTGGCGCGGATTTGAATGAAACCTCCCTTGAGGCGGCGGTAATTCAGATGAGCCTTTGGACGGACGAGCGCGGTCTGCTTATTGCAGCCAAGCCGCGTAAGCTGATTGTCCCGACTCAGCTTCAGTTTATTGCTACTCGTCTGCTGGAAACGGAACTCCGTGTCAGCACGTCAGATAACGACATTAACGCGCTGAAGAGCAACGGTTCCATCCCTGAAGGCTATACGGTCAACTACTTCCTGACCGATACTAACGGTTGGTTCCTCAAGACTGACGTTCCGAATGGCATGAAGCATTTTGTTCGTGTGTCTCAGGAAACCAAAACGGATGGTGATTTTGATACCGGTAATATCCGTTGGAAGGCTCGTGAGCGTTATAGCTTTGGCGTCTCCGATCCGCTGGGTATTTTTGGTTCGCCGGGCAGCACTTGATCTGCTAAACAAGAAAGGGGGCTTCAGCCCCCTTTTTTTAAATAAACACCTTGCTTTTATTTTGAGAATTACCCTATAAGCAAGTAACCGGGTTTTAACTCGTCATACCAACTGCCCCGGCAGACAAGCACAGATGGTATGATTATTGTGCAGGAGTTTTAGCAATGGCTTTTTCCTCATTTTCTGGTCCACTTCGTTCCGGTACTATCCGTGAAGGTGCTGGTCGTAATACCGGCCTTGTGGTTCTTACCCAATCTTATGACACTGGCGTTGTGACGGCTGGCGCTGGCAACGTAGATGTGCAGATGGGTATTCTTCCGCAGGGTTCTCAGATTGTAAATATCCTCATAGATCAGGTTGTTGTTCCTGGCGGTTCTTCCACTTCCACGATTTCCGTTGGTAATGCTTCTGGTGGCGCTCAGTTGTCGGCGGCTGTAGCAACCACGGCTGGCGGTCGTTTTACTGGCACGGCAACGGCTGCAACGCAGCTTGCTTGGCAAACCTCTACAACGGCTGATACCCCGCTATGGGTGCGTTATACGGTTGGTACGGCTGCTGGTGTTGGCCGCGCAATCATCACGGTTGTTTATGTCCAGCGTACTGAAACTGGCGCGCAAAATCCGGCTTCTTCTGCTTGATTTTATGTGGTTTTCTTTTGAAGGAAGCGAGATAAAATATGGCAATACCGACATATTTGACTGCATCTAATGGGGCTGATTCCTCTCCGTGGGTGTCTAATGTTCATGTCACTCCGTTTAATGTGGGTTTAGGTGCAGTAGTAGTTTCGGGAACCCCGACATATACGGTGCAACACACATTTGACAATGTGTTGCCAGCAACGGGTAATTTTGATCCAGCTACCGTTACTTGGTTTGATCATGCTAGTATGGCTGGTGTTGTTGCGGTGAATAGGGATGGCAATTACGCTTTCCCTATTCGGGCTATTCGCATTAGAGTTACGGCAGGAACGGGTACGGTGAGGCTTGCGGTCATTCAAGCGGGGATTAAACAATGAGTGGGGTTAGTTCGGGCGTGGGTGGGAGTGATCCTGTTCTTGATAACCTAGCTATCCTTGCTGATCCAGCGAAGTTTCAAGAGAGATTATCGGCGCTACAGAAAACTACGCTTGAAGCAACTGAGGCTTGGGCGCGTATTCGTAAGGCTGAATCTGCTGAAATTATGATGCGGCAAGCGGAAGATATGCTGGCCGAGGCAAAGGCTTCTTCTGAAAAGATGAAAGAGGAAGCTAGTAAGATTCTTGAATCTGCCAAGGCTGAGGCTGAAAATTTGGCTGTAAGCACTCAAAAAGAATCTTCTGATATTATTGCCAAAGCAAAGGATGAGGCGTCTGAGTTGCGGGCTGCCGCACAGCGCTCTCGGGATAAAGCGGCTTCAAGTGAACGTAAGGCTGATGATGCTTTGCGTAATGCTGAGGCGAAGATGTTTGAAGCATCTGCCCTAAAGGATTCTCTGGATAAGCTACAGGCAAGCCTAGACGACCGGCAGGCGGTGGTTGAGGGTAAGGAAAAGGAAATTGAGCAGAAGGTAAAGGCTCTTTCGGGTATGGCTTCTGTTTTGGGTTTGGGGTGATTTGATATGGCCACATGGAATAAGTTTAACGCATGGGCTGAGAACATGGTGGAGGTTGCCAACCTTGGCACCGACCAGTTTGTTATTGCCCTCACCAATACTGCGCCGGTTGCAACTAACAGCGTCCTTACTGACCTCACGCAGATTTCCTACACCAATCTGTCAAGCCGGAACTTGACAACTGCAAGCTCGTCCCAAACTGGTGGCACCTACTCGCTGACTCTCAATGATCTTGTGTTGTCGGCTACCGGCGCGGTTGGTCCTTTCCGCTACGTTGTTGTCTATGACGATACGCCTACGTCGCCAGCCGATCCGCTTGTTGGATGGTGGGATTACGGCTCGTCTATTACTATGGCCAACGGCGAAACCTTCACTATCGACTTTACCGGTGCGGCGATTTCGCTTTCATAAAAGAGGCGAATGACGACTAATGCAAAGGCTTAATAGGGGGTGTGAGTAAATGAGCGATAGCGAAATTGACGCGGCAAAACTAGCTTTGTTAGCTACGCGCGTATCGCAGCCGGACTTGCAGGGGATTCCTGAGTGGATGGCTGCAAATTTACTGAATGTCCCGGACGTTTCGCTGCCCAAGGTAAAGCAGAAGGTGGCGACTGGCGTTGCACAACAATTACTGTTGACTTCAGGCGAATGGGCTAAGGCGGTTGTCGCGTCGGAAAACGAAACCTTGCCAGAAGAAACCAGGGAAGCGGCTATCCTTATGCGCGATACAATTCGCCAAAGCAGCTACATTGAGACAGACGATCCAGAAGCCTATGAGGCGGTTAGCTTGGTGCTGACAAAAATGGTTCAAGTTGGATTGCTTTCGGCGGTGACAAAAGATCGACTTTTGGCTTTGGCAGATCGGCATCCCTCTTGGGCTGAAGCGAATAACGTTCCGGTCACTGCACGGACTGTCGGGCTGGCGCGGGGCGGCGTGTAATGGCAGTCGCGAAATGGGCAACGCCTTCGCCGTCGCGGTCAAGCAATTTTGCGGGAGCAACGCTCAATTCGCTGGCCAATGGCAGCGAAAGCGCGGTTGTCACCTATGACAATTCAACAAATCGCGATCTGTACGGCGTTGTGACCATAAAGCTGGGCAGTTTTAACCCCGGCACCGCCGGTTCAATAACACTCCGTATTACGCTGAATGATGGCACTGATACGGCAGACCGGATCGGCGGCGATCTATATGTTATTCCGCTTACCTCCGGCGCATCCGCCAAGGTGGCGGTTGTCAATATGTTGAGGCTTTACCCGTTTTCTATGCGGTTCAGCGTAATCAATAACACTGTCGCCAATTTTGCCGCATCCGGGAATGAGCTTTACGTGCGCCCGTGGAATGAGGATGTAACCTAAATGCCGCGCGGGGTCAGCCGGTATGATGAAGCGCAGTTGCAGGGGCGGTTGTGGACGCCTGACTTGGTGCGGCCTGCGCTGTGGCTTGACTGGGCCGATGTCTCCACCATTTCCTTGGCGACAGGCATCAGCGAAGTGCGCGACAAGAGCGGAAATGCTCGGCATTTCACGCAGTCAGTGAGTGCCAGCCAGCCAGCGTATCGCCTTGACGGAATAAACGGTCTTGGCAGCATGTCCTTCGACGGTACCGCCAAGGCGCTGCAACGCGCACCCGAGTCTTGGGCGTTCCAGTACCCCATTACTTCGTTTATTGTATTTAGGGCGGCGGCATTCACCAACGCCTACAACTCATTATTTGAGTTTTTTACCTCAGCCGGCCCCACGACTGCCGGGTGGAGTGATCTTATCAAAAGCAATGGAAAGTCTGCGATATACTCGACGAACACAGCGGGAGGACAGCCGAATTATGACGGCACCGGGGCGTTCACCTACCTACCAAATAGGACGTATATTTTCACGGGCGTCCATCAAAACAACGCGATGATTGGTCTGCAAAATGGCAAGCCGGACGGCAGCAACACGGGGACGTATACGTTACGCACTAACTTAGGAACTTCGCCGCTCTACATCGGCTCATCGCCGATGTTCAGTCGGTACACGAACTGGATGATAGGTGAAGTGATTATCACGAATGGTGCCGAGCTATCGGTAGATAACCGAATGAAGGTGTTGGGACATCTCGCGTGGAAATGGGGAAACGCGCCAGACCTGGTGACCACCAACCCATTCCTGAACCGCCCGCCGCTGATCGGAGACTAGGCGATGCCGTTGCGCATCCGAGTTCCGGCGATTGCTGCGCCTAGCAGCGGCGCTCCATATACATTAACAGCAGATGGCGCGACTTATTCATATTCTGGCAACGATGCCAATCTGCTATACAACCGCAGGCTCGTCGCGGAGGGTGTAGCCTATTCATATTTAGGTAATGACGCAAATCTGTTTTTCAACCGCCAAACTCAAATCGGCGGCGGGATATATTCATACTCAGGAAACGACGCCAACCTGCTGTACAACAGAAGGCTCGTTGCTGAGGGAGCGGCGTATGCGTACTCTGGCAATAATGCTTCGCTGGTTTATACGCCCGTTCGTGCTTTCACGTTATCGGCGGATGGAACTACCTATACTTATTCTGGCAACAACGCAAATCTGCTATACGCCCGCAGGCTCGTTGCTGAGGGAGCGGCGTATGCGTACTCTGGCAACGATGCCAATCTGGTTTATGCTCCTGCTCAGGCGTACACACTAACTGCCCTCGGGGGCATCTATAATTATTCCGGCAACAATGCTACACTGATATATTCAGGTGGCCCGCCACCTGTAATTGAAGTAATTGGTGTTTGCGGTCCACAAGTAACTAATGTATTCTTATTCAATGGCGTTGTAGAACCACCATTTCCGGTACAGCGGAGGACTTCATGAAAACCCCGGCATGGCAGCGAAAAGAAGGCAAAAGCCCAAGCGGGGGGCTTAATGCTAAGGGGAGGGCTTCATACAATAAAGCCAATCCCGATAAGCCTGGATTGAAGGCGCCCCAGCCTGAAGGTGGTTCTAGGCGTGATAGCTTCTGTGCCAGAATGGCCGGTATGAAGAAGAAACTAACTAGCGCCAAAACCGCCAATGACCCTAACTCTCGAATCAATAAGAGCCTTAGAGCCTGGAAATGCTGACATGAACGAAGGTGAAATTCAAAGGAACCTAGGTTCTCTATCAGCGAAAATGGAAAATATGGAATCCCGTTTAAGTGATATGAAGCGGGATATGGATATTCGATTTGAACGGCAAGATGATAGGCTTGATGAAGTCATTAAAACCCTTAATAAGTTGAGCGGCGGCTGGCAATTTATTATGATGGTTGGTACGGTTGTTGGTATTGTGACCGCCCTTGTAACCGCCTGGAAGATGGGATTTGTAAAATGAGGCAGATCAATCAAGATGGTTTGAATCTTATTAAGCAATGGGAGGGGCTTCGTTTGGAAGCCTATCTATGCCCTGCTAAAGTTTGGACGATTGGTTATGGTCATACCGCAACAGCCAAGAAAGGCATGAGCATTAGCGAAGCTGAGGCAGTCAACCTATTGCGCGGTGACTTGGCCAGGTTCCGGCGCTGTGTGGAAAATGCTGTCACGGTCCCCTTGAATGACAATCAATTTGCCGCCCTAGTGTCATTTTGCTTCAATGTTGGGGAAGGGGCTTTTCGGGGTTCTACCCTGCTGAAGAAGCTGAACGCTGGTAATTATGATGCTATTCCAAGTGAATTGGCTAGGTGGAACAAAGTCGGCAAGAACGTGTCTGCTGGCTTAACTAACCGCCGCGCTGCTGAGGCTGGCTTGTGGGTTAAGGGTTCCTTTGTGTCCAGTAACTATATCGAGCCTTCTGCCCCGTCTGACGGTAAAGGTTCTGCGGTGGCTGCGTATGGTGGTATTGCTGCTGCCGCTGCTACTGCCGCCCCTGCGGTACAAGCCCTTGGTGGCGTCCCTATGTGGGTTGGTGTGGCTATTGTGGCTGCTGTTGTGGTGCTTGCTGCCATTGTTTTGTTGAGGAAAAAATGATTGCGATTGGGTTTATTTGGGCCAAGATTAAGGCGTATGTCATTGGCGCTGCTGTAATTATTGGCGCTTTGATGGCTGCCTTTCTTTCTGGTCGGCGTGAAGGTAAGGCCGTGGCTAGGCAGGACCAGCTACAGGGAAGCCTAGATGGTTTGCAGAAGGGCAATGAGGCTGCCGCCCAATACAAGGGGAATGGTGGCGCTGTGGATGCTCTTGAAAAGCTGAATTAAAGGCTTTGCCTAGCAATTCTATTGTTGCTAGAATGATTGAGGATTACGGTGAACTTCGCGCCCATATTCGGGCTGCTTGTAAATAGGAGAGTGTGATGAAAATGATGAAGCCTAAAATGAAGATAGGTCCAGACAAAGCGGGCATGTCCACGCCTCGTTTTGCTGCCCGTGCCATGCGTCCCGGTGGGATGAAGAAGGGCGGTAAGGTGATGTATGCCAAGGGTGGCGGTGTTGAAATGAAAGGCAAAACCAAGGGGAAGGTTGTCTAATGGACGATCTTCCGCTTCCTCCTCGTCCACCTTCTAGGGTGCCATCTAATCGTAGGCGCGTTCCTAATGAGCGTGGTATGACTGAGGACGAGATTATGCGGGACCGTTCTGGACTTAATCCGCTTACCCGAGAACCTATGATGCGGGAAGGCGATTCTGGTTATGTTGTTGGAGGAAAGCAAATGATGGACCCTGCTAATTTCGAAACTGCCAATCGTATGCGTGAGGATGCCCGCAAGGGAACGCGCATGAAGTCTGGTGGTAAAGTCAAAAAGATGGCTTCCGGTGGTTCCGTGAAATCATCTTACACCCGTGGCGATGGTTGCGCCATTAAGGGTAAGACGCGCGGGAAGATGGTTTAGTGAAGCCTGTTTGGGAGCGTAAAAGGCCAAAGGGGCTGGGGAAACCTAAGCCCCTATCTGATAAGCAGAAGGCTTCTGCCAAGGCATCTGCTAAGGCGGCTGGTCGCCCCTATCCAAACTTGGTTGATAACTTACGCGCTGCAAGGAAGAAGTAATGCCTACTAGCGGAACGTCAACTTGGAACATTGATATTGCCGATCTTATTGAGGAGGCTTACGAAAAAGCTGGCCTTGATGCTCGGACTGGTTATGACTACAGGACTGCCCGGCGTTCCCTGAATATGATTAGTGCTGAATGGTCTAACAGGGGTTTGAACCTGTGGACCGTTGAGCAGGCGTCTATGACGCTTTCTCCAAATGTATCTACATATAGCCTTCCGGCTGATAACATTGATGTGACGGACGCTATTGTTCGATTGGCTGGGCAGGGTTCTAACTTTGATTATCCGCTATCGCGTATTGGCGTGACGGACTATGCGACCCTACCTAATAAGGCAACCACAGGGCGGCCCCTACAGATTTACGTCCAGAAGCAAGTTAGCCAATCATTTATCCTTTGGCCGGTTCCTGACCTAGCCTATACCCTATTGTATTGGCGCCTAAAGCGTATGCAGGATGCCACTAACGCGCTTGATAACATGGACATTCCGGTTCGGTTTGTGCCAGCCCTAGCGGCTGCTTTGGCCTATCAGATTGCCCTAAAGCGTCCAGAGGCCATGGGGCGGGTTCAAATGCTACAGGCTGAGTATGAGCGGCAGTTTGCATTGGCGGCTGAGGAGGATCGGGAACGGTCCCCAGCGACCTTTGTTCCTTGGAATTATAGCCGGATATGACGCAGAGATTCGCCTTTGGTAAGCGGGCTTTTGGGTTCTGTGACCGCTGTAATTTCCGCTTTCCACTAGCGAAGCTAGATTGGCAGGTGGTGAACCAGAAGCCAACGGGCATTAAGGTGTGTTCTGCCTGCAATGATGAGGACCATCCGCAGTTACAGTTGGGTAGGTTTCCTATCAATGATCCCGTGGCGCTACTCAATCCTAGGCCAGATGTTGACCCTGGCAGGAGTTTATTTGGCTGGAATCCTATTGGGAATGCGGCTATATTTGCTACTGGACTTATAGGGATTGTGAATGTAAATATACCCCCGCCAACAAGTAATGCGGTGTGGTATAATAATTCAAGTGAACCGGTTTATTGGACAAACCAATCTGGCGTCCAAGTATCTTGGGTTAATAATGCGTCAATAGGTGTATAAACATGGCTTCTGTTCCTAATCAATTTGCGAATGAAACCACGCCGGTTGAGTTGGTAAAACTTGATGAGAACTTTGCTGCCTTGGTTAATGCTATGCCCCCTAGCTTTGGGACAATGGCACAACAGGACGCTGATAGCGTTTCCATTAGTGGTGGGGTAATTACTGGCATTTCTGATCTAGCGGTTGCTGATGGTGGTACGGGGGCTAGTGATGCTTCTGCTGCTAGGGCAAATTTGGGTGCTGCTTCAAGCGGTTCAAATAGTGACATTACATCTTTAAGTGGTTTAACTACGGCGCTTACTGTGGCTCAGGGTGGAACTGGTGCTAGTGATGCTGCCACGGCTCGTGCCAATCTTAACCTTGGAACGATTGCAACGCAGAACTCAAACTTAGTTTCTATAACTGGTGGTTCAATTACCGGCGTTACAATAACCGGATTGACTGGTGTTGCTTCTAGTGGTGCCAATAGCGACATTACATCTTTGAGTGGATTGACTACCCCCCTTTCAATAGGGCAAGGCGGGACCGGGGCCGCCACGGCTCCCAATGCTAGAACGGCGCTTGGTCTTGGAACAGCGAGTAATGTGACATTCAATTCAGTTTTGGATGTTTCAGGGAATGTGCGGGCTTTACCTATTAACAATCAGACAGCCGCGTATGTAGCTGCTGCTTCTGACCTTGGTAAAGTCATTTCCATCACGACAGGGGGTGTGACTATTAACTCTGGTGTGTTTTAACCATATACCTTGTTGGAACGGCGACGACTGGCAACCGAACTCTAGCGCAGCGGGGCCTGGCAACAGTGTATTGTGTTGCAGCCAACACCTTTGTTATCTCGGGTGGCGGCTTGACATGAGCCTGATGCAACTTCTTCTGGCATCGGCGCCAGCATCCGGCATCGTTACCGGCGGCCTTGTTATGAACTTGGACGCTGGCAATGCGGCTAGCTATCCCGGCAGTGGAACGGCTTGGACTGATTTGTCTGGCACTGGTAACCATCTGACACTGCAAAATAGTCCAACATGGAACTCAAGCGGGTGGTTTGCTACCGGTGCGACGGGGTATTTTGATCGGGCCACCGGCATCAATGTACCGCAGGGGAATGCTCCTTATACATTGCAAGCGTGGGTGCGCCTGCCGTCGTGGACAACGCTCGGCGGAATCATGTCTATCGGCGGTTTTGGCACCACAAACCAAAGCAACGCGCTGCGTACTGGCGGTTCATTGGGCGGTGGTGGCGTCGGGCGTTTTTTGCATTATTGGTGGGCTAATGATTTGGAGGCTGATAACAACAACGCAAGTTTGGCGCTGAATACTTGGTTTATGATTACTGCGAATTTTGACGGCACTACAAGACGCATTTACGCGAATACCACTCAGATCGCCAGTGACACGCCGGGCAGCGGACACAATGTGACATCATCAACTATTCAACTTGCTTTGACTTACATAAGCTCGGGCGAATACCTCCAGGGCGATGTTGCCATCGCGCGCATCTATGACCGCGCGCTTCCCGCTTCTGAAGTAGAGCAAAACTTCAACACCGACGCGGCTCGCTTCGGTCTTGCAGGCATCGTCACCAGCGGCCTTGTTATGAACTTGGACGCTGGCAATGCGGCTAGCTATCCCGGCAGCGGCACGGCTTGGACGGACCTATCAGGAAACGGGAATAACGGCGCTTTATCGGGCGGCTTTGGCTACAGTTCCGCCGATGGCGGGCAGATTACATTCAATGGAACCAACTCCGCAGCGAGTTGCGGTAATGCTGCAAGCCTTCAAAACAATTCCGCCAGCGTTGAGGTGTGGTTCAAGGCGTCAAACACCAATTCATCTTTTAGGGGTCTGTTTGGTAAAGAAGAAGCACAAAGTTTATTATTGAAGGATAACGTACTAATCGCTTATGATTGGGGAAATGCGGCAGAAAGATCAACTGGCGTCAATGTTGGTGATAACACATGGCGTCAAGCCGTTTTGACGGTATCGGGAACCGGTAGCAATAACGCGGCCATTTACATCAACGGCGCACTTTCGCTAACGACAACAATCGCTGTTTTAGCTCAGTCTTTTAGTGTGATCGTTGGCCTAAACACCGTTAACCAATGGCTAAACGGAAGTGTTGCGATTTCTCGCTTTTACAACCGCGCCCTTTTACCGTCCGAAGTCTTGCAAAACTTCAACGCCAACCGTGGGAGGTTCCCTGGCCTATGATTACTTGGTCAATCAAAAGTCTTTTCGCCACGCTCAGCAACTCCGAGATTGATGCGCTGCGCCCGAATGGCGCCATCGTCGTCAAGGTTGAGTGGCAAGTGTCGGGGGTGGACCGAAACATTGCCGCCGCCGTTTCGGGCTTTCAGGAGTTTGTCTATGACCCGGCGACGGAGTTCACGCCGTACTATGACCTGACCGAAGCGCAGGTTCTTGGATGGGTTCACGGCGCCATGGGCGATCAGCGCACGGCCTACGAGGATATGGTAATGCAACAGATCGAGCAAAAGAAAGCGGAGCCCCTTATGCTGCCCCTGCCCTGGCACCAGCCCAAGCCGGTTATTGTGGAACCGCCTTCTGGCAACGACACCCTACTCGGTGGCAACGGCAACGACAGCCTTGGGGGTCTGTGATGATCAAGCCCGCATGGTTCACGCCCGGCCTCTCCCACGCTTTACTGGCCGCACTGATTACGCTGATCGTTGGTACGTTCTTCGCCATGGTCTATCTTGGTCCGTGGGGCAACGCCGCCGTCTGCGCGTTCCTGATGTATGTGATGCGGGAGAGAGCCCAGAGTGAAATCGCTTTGGGCAGCAAACGGATTCCGCTTTGGCGCTGGTTGCCGCGATCCTACCGCGATTTTTTATGGGCAGGCGTTGGCGGCGGCCTAGTCGCACTGGCGATTGAATTGGGTTGGCAGTTTTACCACGGCGAAAGATTATCCGCCCAAGAAAGCAACCGCGAAAATTCGCGGCACGGGCGCTGCAACCAAAGGAACTATGTTCCAAGGCGATCAGTAATAGGTAATCGGCAATGAATTACGCAGAACTTTCGAGTATGTTGCAAGACTACACTCAGAATTATTCTACTGAGTTTATTGCCGCTATTCCTGACTTTGTGAATTTGGCCGAGGATCGGATTTACAAAGCCGTTCAAATCCCGGCGCTGAGGAAGGTTCAATCTTTTACCCTGACTGCGAATGATAAGTATTTTACCGTTCCTGATGATTTCCTTTCCGCTTATGCCGTGGCGGTTATTACGGGTGGTTCCTACAATTACCTTCTGGAAAAGGAAGCTGGCTATCTGAATGAGGCTTTTCCGGTTGTTAGTTATCGTGGGATTCCAAGGGTTTATGCTGTAATTGATGAGGATAGGCTGGCATTTGCCCCTACTCCTGGGTCTGCTTATAGTATTGAAATGTATTACTTCTATGAGCCTGAAAGCATTGTCACAACCAACACTAGCTGGCTTGGCGAAAATGCTGAGAGTGTATTGTTTTATGGTGCTTTGATTGAAGCCTATACTTACATGAAGGGCGATGCTGACTTGATTGCGCTTTATACAACGCGCTATAATGAAGTGCTGGCTAGGTTGAAGAACCTTGGGGAAGGTCTTAATAAGAAAGACAATTTCCGCATTGATGCTCCGCGCCTTCAGGTGACATGATATGATTACTTCCGCATATTGCACGTCATTCAAGAAACAGCTTTTGGAAGGGGCGCATGACTTCCGGGTTGGTGGTAATGTCTTTAAGATAGCCCTTTACACTGAGGCCGCTAACCTTAATTCCAGCACTACGGCTTACACCGCGACGGGTGAGATTGTTGGGTCTGGTTATACTGCGGGCGGGTTAGTGTTGACGCAATCTAATCCAGTAGAGTTTGGGTCTAGTGGTATTGTGACCTTTTCCAATGTGTCTTGGGCGGGCGCTACGATAGCTGCCCGTGGCGCATTGATTTACAATTCAACCCCTGTTCATACCTACACTAATCCAGCCTGCATTGTGCTGGATTTTGGTATAACTAGGGTAGCTTCCAACAATACGTTTGAGATTCGGTTTCCGGCTGCTACCGACCAAACGGCGATTATAAGGGTTTATTGACATGCCTTCTACCTATTCACCATCGCTTAGATTGGAATTGATTGGGGCTGGTGAGCAGGCCGCTAATTGGAACAATACAGCCAATTACAACCTTGGCACATTGCTGGAACAGGCCATTGCTGGGGTACAGTCAGTTGCCGTTTCAGGGGCTAGTTACACCCTGACCACGGGTAGTGGGGTGGCTGATGAAGCCCGTAATGCGGTTCTTGTATTGACCGGGACGCTGGCGGCAAGTTGCAATGTAATTGTCCCTACTGCGGATAAGACCTACACCTTCCGCAATGCCACCACGGGCGGGTTTAGTGTGGTGGTTAAGACTGCGGCTGGGTCTGGTGTGACTATTGCTAACGGGTTCACGCAGCAAGTTTATTGTGATGCGACTAATGTGGTGGCGGTTGGTGTTCCTTTTAACGCGGCTACCAATACCATTACTACTAATGTTGCTGCTGGTGAGGGTTCTGCTGCTGTCCCTTCTGTTACCTTTGGTGATACGGATACGGGGATTTATGGGCCAACGGCTGGTGAATTAGGATTTTCCGCTAATGGCACGGAAGTTTTACGTCTTTCGGCCTCTGCTCTTTCTTATATTTCTGGTTCCAATTCTATAAACTTAACCCAAGACGGCTCCATTGAAATCACGCGCAATGGCGGTGGCGGATACATTGATATAAAAAACGCGGCTGGTGAAGATGCTGATGTGCGGATTTTCGAAACCGGCAACGGCATTGGGTTCCAGACAGGGGGGAATGGCGCACTTGCTACGCGCATGGTTATCAATTCAACAGGGCAAATACAGTCAGTTGGTTCCGGCACCGCCGCCGCGCCTGCTTATTCGTTTTCGGGTGATACGGATACGGGGATTTATCAGTCTGCTTCAAATGTGCTGGACATTTCGGCAGGCGGAAGCCGACTGTTCCAAGTGAACAATTCAGGCGGCAATTCATTCGCTGCTCTTGATAATGTGCCGGGGCAGGCTTTCACGGTTCTTTATCTTCGCGCGGTTGACGCCAGTGCGTCAAATTCACGAACCGGCACCATCCAAGCGCTGAATGAAAACTTTGCGCCTGTTTCGTCAATGGATATGGCGGTGAACACGGACGGTAGTAGTGCTTTGGTGATTACCGCAACACCACCCGGTTCGCGTGCTTCAGACCGCCGCGTGTTGCGCGCCACCATCCCCGGTTCTGGTGCAATCAATCTGGTTGGGCCGGTGAATGTGGATGACAAAGCCCTGCAAATCCAGCGCGGAACAGCGCAGGCAACCACAAGCGGCACGGCGATTGACTTCACCAGCATTCCGGCAGGGGTGCGACGGATTACGCTCATTTTTAATGGGGTAAGTCTGACCGGCACCGATAATTTCTTGATGCAGATTGGTTCTGGCTCTGTTAAAACAAGTGGCTACACCTCTGGCGTGCAGGCTATCCTCAACAACGCCAATCCCACCATTGAAGGAAATTTCTCTACTGGCTTTATTTTAACGCGGGACACTAATTCCGCAACGCGAACGTGGTTTGGTGAGGTAACGTTATTTAATGTTTCAGGAAATGTTTGGATTTCGCGTGGGGTGCTGATCGGTAACGACGCAATTCGCGGCGCCATATCAACGGGTGTGGTGTCTTTGTCAGGTCCATTGGACCGGGTACGCCTAACCAATACGGGCAGCAATACTTTTGACGCTGGCGAAGCCAACATCTTGTGGGAGTTTTAGGGTATATGCCCCTAAAGAAACTCTCCTTCACCCCAGGAATCCAGCATGACGGATCACGTTATGCTTCGTCTGGTTCTTGGTCTGAGGTTGATAAGGTAAGGTTTAGATCGGGCGCCCCTGAGAAAATTGGGGGATGGCAGAAAGCTACATCATTACCGTTCCTCGGCGTGTGCCGTAGCTTAAAGCCATTCACTGACTTGAATAACAACTACTTCCTCGGTGTTGGGACGCATTTGAAATACTACATTGAACGTGGCGGGACGTTTAATGACATTACCCCACTCAGAACCACGATAGTTCAATCTAACCCTTTCACTACGGTTAATGGCTCTGCCACTATTACTGTCACCATTCCTAATCATGGGGCGGTGGTGAATGATTTTGTCACATTTACCGGCGCCAGCGCCGTAGGCGGGCTGACCCTTAACGGTGAATATGAGATTGTCACTGTCACCAATTCAAGTGTGTTTCTCATTACCTCTCCCTTAAATGCAACGTCTGACGCTACGGGTGGTGGTTCTGTATCTGCCGCCTTTCAAATTCAAACCGGCCTTGATTCCACATTGTATGGCAACGGTTGGGGGGCTGGCACATGGGGCGGTATTACGGGCAGCGTTTCCTTCACAGGTTCCTTTAGCGGCACGACACTAACAGTTTCGGCGGTTGCTTCCGGCACATTTTCTGGCGGGGTTGGAACCTATACGGTAAGCGTATCTCAAACCCTTAGTTCAAGGGCGCTTACGGCCTATTCTGGAACGGGCTGGGGTTCCGCTGCTACCGGTCTTGTCACGGGGCAAAAACTCAGGGTTTGGTCTGCTGATAACTTTGGGCAGGATTTGGTTATCAATCCCAATGACGGACCAATTTACTATTGGTCAAATGCTTCTGGTTTGGAGGTTAGGGCGGTTTTACTGTCTAGCGTTGCTGGTGCATCTGACGTTCCAGGGGTTTCCCGGCAAATTATGGTTACAGACCAAGATCGGAAGGTGTTGGCTTTTGGTTGTTCTGATATTGTTTCCGGCCTGCAAGATAGATTATTGGTTCGATGGTCCGACACTGAGAACCCTGCTGATTGGACGCCTACTGAGTTAAACTCGGCGGGCGGTATTAGAATTCCTACCGGTTCTGAGTTTATGACTGCCCTAGAAACAAGGCAGGAAATCCTTGTTTGGACGGACGCTGCCGTTCATTCCCTGAGATACATCGGGGCGCCCTTTGAATACTCCATTGCCCAAATTGGCTTGACTTCCCTTCTAGCCTCTAACGGGGTTGCGGCGGCTAATGATATGGTATTCTGGATGGGGACCAATGGTTTCTATGTCTATAATGGTCGCCTTGCGGGCTTGCCATGCTCCGTGAAAGACTATGTTTTCAACGACATAAACTATGATCAGGCTGAAAAGATTACAGCCGGTAGCAATATGGCTTTTAATGAAGTGTGGTGGTTTTACCCTTCTGCCGATTCATCTGAG